GCATTTTGCATACCTTCATGAGCAAGACGAGTATCATGTTGGCGTTTTTGTTCAGTTAACTGGGCGGCAGATTTTAAAGTATCGACTTTTACTTTAATCGCTTCACGTTTATTTTGTGCTGTCAATCTTGCTGCTTCTGTTAACGCTTGTATTTTCATCTTACTAGCATCATTAGTTTTAGAAGCCTCAAGTTTAGCCGCATTAGTTAACGCTACCACTTTATTTTGTTCAGCGGCTGTTTGTTGTTGCGCTTGAATGCGCTCACGTTCAACTTGAATCTGCTGTGCTTTTAACTGTGCATCAATCTGATCTTTTTGAGCCTTACGTTGTTGCTCTTGCTGTTTAAGTTGAAGTTCTTGCATTTGCATTTGAACCAAAGGATCTTGCGCTTGTTGTTGCGCTTGTTGTTGCGCTGCTTCACCTTGATTCTTTTGTAACAACTGTTGAGCAGCTTGCGCTACTAATGGGGCCAATCTTGCTTCCACTTCAGGAGACATATGTTGATCTGTACCTATATCATCTTTTTGTGGAGGCAGAGCAAAACCTAATTGTTGTTCAATTTGAATACGGTATTCAAAACCTAAATGTTCAGCAATATGTGCTTGAGCTTGCGCAGCAATTTGTTGTGAGGCAGGATTGTCTTGAAGTAATTGTTGTATTTTAGGATCTTGTATAGCTGCCATGTGTACGGAAATATGTGATTGATGATCTTGTGCAGCAAAAGCTTTTACAGGTTTCATTGCTAAGATGTTTTGATTTTCAGTCACAGGGTCAGTTGGTTTTTGATCCTCATCCATCGGTACTAATTTTTGCGCTTCTTTCACACCTAATACATCTAACATTTGTCTGTGTAATAAAGGCATGTTGTAAATTTGTGGTGCAGATTGTGCCAACTGAAGTACAGCTTGATATTGAACAATCTTTTGCGCCATAGTAGAAGCATTGGGATCTGATACAGGTATAACGTCAACCATGTCATAATCAGATTTTTTAGCTTTTCTATTTCCTACTTCCGGATCATATTCATAATCTTCAGGAGTATAAGCTGAAATAATCCCTTTTAATAAACCTAATTCTTGTTTAAACGCATAATGCACACGAGCCATAATAGCTGACATAGCTTTAGTGTTTCTTTCAAGAATAGCTAGTGTTGTACCTACAGGTGCTTGACCAGACATATCAGAAATTTGTAGATCAGCCGCATTAGCAAAGCGTCTACCTTCATCAATGATCTGCCCTAATAATGTCATAAGGGTTTGACTAGGTTCTTTATAAGGTAATGGTAATAAGTTGTCTCTAATCGCGCCACTAGGGACATCTACATCGCGCCATTCACCTGGAGAGATAGGTGTATCGTCACCTTTAACTCTTAACCCTCTAGTTTTGAATCCACCAGGTAAATTAGATAAAGTACCAGCATCAACAAGTTGACGGATAAGAGACGTGCCAGACTTGGCGAAAGCACCCACAAGGTGGATAAGACCAAAACAGTAAAATCCAAAACCAGGAACATAACCATAATGAACAAAATGCTGACGTTTTTTGAAAGTTTTATCATCTTGGTTCCAGTTACGTCTGATTGATAAAATTTCCCCAGTACCTTTTTCCATTGTGACAACATAAGGTAAAGCAATACCTGTTAGTTCACCATCCTCTTCATGCTCAAATCCTGGCAAATCCAAGTCAACATGCATCTCTAATAGTTTATATCTATCGTCAGATGTTGCTCTGAAACCCATCTTTTCGGCAATTTTCTTTTCTACATCATCCAAGGAGTTAGAAGGTTCACCTAAATCAATATCTCGATAAAACCCCGCTACTTGTAAACGGCGTAATTCATTTTCTGTTTTACGCATAACGTGAGTTACACGCTCAGCTTGTTCTAAATTCATAGCTCCATAAGGAACTACAAGATCTTCTGCTGGGACAAATACTGATATTTGACGATCAAGATGGGGATCAAAATAAACTTTCTTAAACGCATTACCAGACATTCCTAAGCCCCATAACATACGCTCATGCTCAGGTCTAAATTCATCCATCACATCCGTTAACTGATAGTTCATATCATCTTGAACACGCTCAGCTGCGTCTTTTTTATCTTGTGTTTCTTTACCAATGATCTGTGTGCGAACAGGTCCTGCTGCTGGAAAAGAAGACATCATGGTTTCTGCTTGAAACTTAACTATAGCCTCAGACAACAAAGGATGATATACACCACAAGCCCCTTCCCAAGGTTCAGATCGTTCTTCAATCTTCATACCCAACAGTTCTATGCCGTCAGTATATGTCGTAATCCAATCTTTTCGTGACGCTACATCATCATCAAAATCAGCAAGCAAATCCCCTGCAATAGATTGTAATTCAGAATCGTGTAGATAATCGGCTAAGTTATCATTAAAGTCATCTGCTTCACGATCAGGCATCAAATCAATTTCTAACCCATCAACATGTAGCAGCACATCATCTGGATTTTCAATTTCAATTTCAAGATCAGGTTGTGCATTTGCCAATTCAGCAATGCCTTGTGGAGCAGGGTTCATGCTTTTATCTATCATCTATTTTCCCTTGCAATTAAATACTTGGCGGGTTGGTGTTGAGTTATCTGGTGTACAAAATAATGCTCTACCGTAATCTGTGTTTTCTATTCTATCTTTTTTGTGACTTTCCAAAATAGTCTGGTACTGCATATTTTTAGGGTCATCAATACCACCTTGAGCCAGCGCGCAAATGTGGTCTACTATATAACCTTTACGCCCATGAGGATACCCTTGCTGTACATCAAATTTATGTTTGACTGCGGGGTTCCTACAAGTAGATGCTTTAGCATCTTTAATACTCATACTTATCCCAACAAGCGCTATTACTAAAAATAAAAACGTAGCTTTCATAATATCATCAGGATGCATTGGCTCTTTCATCTTAAACTGCCAATGTTTTGAACCAAGCTACAGCCAATTCAATAGCTAAGTTTAATGCCCAACTACCGATTTCTTCCCCAACATTTTCAAAGTCTGATAGTATGGCTGCTTTTTTCTGTGAGCCTGTTAAATCTTTAGTACTCATTACACCCACTGCATGTTTGATATCTTTAAAAATATCACCACCAACCATAAGTGTTGCAAACTCTTCTATCGCTATTCTTTCAACTGACATAATAATTTCTCTCTACATTTAATATAAAATAAAATACCGTCAGGATTACTGAGGGCTCTCTCGGTCAAAGCTTTGTCATATACAGGAAGAGCAGATGGACTGCAAGTAAAATTTGTACATCCTGTTAATAATACTACAATTAGTATTATAAATCTGTTAATAGTAAGCCACCTTACGTTTAAACATTACTTCATCATCTTCTTGATCTGAAGGTAGTCTCATGAACCCTCCTTTACGAAATCTATACATAGCCATTGTCATGGAATCTACGGAATCGTCATGATCACCGCTTGGAAAGCTGGCTACATCTTCTATAAGATTATCAGCCCAATAAGTATTGGGTGCCCATACTCTTCCTGAAGCAAATATGTCTGCTATACCATTAACCCTAGAAATCTTATCATTACCCCTTGTTGGCGTAAAATCTTGAACAGGGATACCCATAGCACGTAATTCATAGATCAATGGTGAACCTGAGGCTTTTGCTTCTACAATCAGTGAGTCAGGATCCCATTCTTTATACATTTCAAACGTCTTTTGCTTCAGCTCTGGAAACTCCATACGCTGTTTAAAACTATCTAACAAAATAATATTTGCTTGCAAAACACCTGTATCATCAGGATGATAAAAAACACCCCATGTTGTACAAGCAGAATAGTCAGAGCGTTCGTTTTTGGTAAAGGCGGTATCCCAAGATTGCACAATAAACTCAACCGGAGGAGGAACATCCTCTTCCCACATATTCCACCATTCGCGTTTTATAATAGCTGATACATCTGAAGTAGGTTGCTGTTGGTATTGAGCCATCCATTTGCCGGAAGGTAACTCTTTACGTAATGCATACAACTCTTCTTTTTTCCAGAACTCAGGCCATAAAGGATTGTCTGACGGTAATATCGCTGGGAAATCTATTACTTCCCAATCTTCACCTGATCGTTGTGCAGAAGATTTTAAAATTTGCCCACATAAATCTCTTTTCGACCAACGGGTCATAACGAGTATGATGGCTCCCCCCGGTTGCAAACGCTGTCTAGGACCAGAACTATACCATTCAAAAGTCTTGTCGTATATGGTAGGGTCTGACTCAGCTAGAATAGCCTGTTGTTCGGAGTGAGGATCATCTATGATACAGTTATGTGTACGTAACCAGCTAGAATTACATTTGACTAAAAACTCATGGGATGGATCTACAGTAATATCCACCATAGAAATTTTTTCATCTATGTATTCTAGTGAAGATACGGTTTTATAACCAAAAAACCATTCTTTTAATTTTCGTATCGCCATCCCTCCAATCGATTTGTAATCTTTGTCTTTAACGTTATAACACCTGTTCATCATACTTTGCCAGGATTTTTTGTTGGGTTTTGAGAAGGGTATTTTTTAGTTTCAACACACGGTTCCATATTAAACTCCAAATAGTTTTAGTTAAGATTCGATCATTAAGCTTTAATTCACCAGCAGTTTTCCAACCTTTATCAGTCAAAAACCTATGCTCAGTGGAAGCTTCTATATCATTATTGATCTTAACAAACTTTTCGTGTATCGTTAATTTCTTTCTTGTAACCCTTTCCCAGCCATTTATTGTTTTTATTTTGTCGCCAATTTTAACGTCTTTTAAATCTATTTGTTTTTCAACACCATTGTCGTCTATAACTATTTTTGTGGATTCACCCAGACATATGTCTGCCCCTCTACCTGCTAAGTTTGCCCCTACACCTGCTGCAAAGTAATCACCGTTATGGTTGGTGTTCCACCGACCAGCTGCTTTAGAATCCGCTCTCAATTCCACATTAGGGAATATATCTCTATAAACATCAGACCCTACCAAGTTACGCACCTTACGACCAAAACCAATAGCAAGTTCTGTATTGTATGATGCTTGAATTATCTTCTTGGCAGGGAACTTTCCTAAGAACCATGCGGGTAGCAAGTAAGATGCCATTTCTGATTTGGAATGCCGAGGAGGCATATTGATAATTAATCTTTTACACTCACCTCTAGCTACTTTTTCAAAAGCACGGGCCATTCGCTCATGATGTCTACCATGAATAAAATTAGGCCAAACGTAATTAACAAACGCCATAAAATCATCTTGAGCCTTATCTTGCACCTTATTCTTTCTAGCATAAGCTACCAACTCTCCAATCTTTTGCTGTATCTCTAAAGGAAGTTTATCAAGATTAGCCATTGCTATTTGCAATAGCTTGGGATCAATGTCCTGACTCATACTCTTCTTCAATATCTTGTAGCGGAACTTCCTCTACTGAATCTTGCATATCTTCGATTTGAGATACTTCTTTAAACTCAGCTTCAAGAGGCACATCAAACGCTTTCCTGCCCAAATATAATTCCAGCGTCTTTTCAAGCTCAGTATTAATGTCGGCTTGTGAGCGAGTAGTGATGGTAATTTCTTTACGATCAGAAAATAAACCCACTTCTGAAATCTTACCTAGCAACTCTAAAGACTTTAATCGTACCTTAGCATCATCGTCAACAGTTTCTTCTAGTAATTTGTTTGTTACGTAATGACGCAATCTTCGAGAAACATCCATCAACTCTTTGTCATACTCAGAAAGTATGGCTTCCAAATTAGTGATAGTACCTGGACGTACAACTTGTATTTCAGACATATCTTCCGTTGAAGCTAGCATATGTGAATCAAATTTATCATTTTCAGAAATTTCAAT